TGGCCGTTATCAGCGTAGTTTTAACTCCAACCTAGACAAGCTGCCCGATGTCGAGGATGTAATGGAGCGAGAGTTAGGGCTACGAGCGATACCTCGAGAACAGTTACAAAGCATTACCTTTAGGCTCGATAACTCAGAGTTACCCGATGCTGAGCGAGACAAGCTTATAAACGTATTTTTTGGCGAGCCAGTTGTCATAAATGACTTGCCTATAAATATGTTTAATGGCTCTTTTAATGGCTTTGTAGAGGGTTTTGCAATTAAAGCTACGCCGCAATACGTAGACTTTACCCTTACCTTAAGCCCTACAGATTTCTCACTGGTCGCGCCACAATGGGCAACAGTGAGCCCACCCTCCCTAATTTGGACGGGTGTAAATGCTACTCTTATATGGGAAAACACAATCGGAGGACTCACCTAATGGCAACCGTAACCCCTAATTTTAACTGGCCGGTACCGACATCGACAGACCTCGTAAAAGATGGTGCTACTGCTATCGAGGCGCTTGGCGATTCTATAGATGCCTCGCTTGTCGATCTTAAAGGTGGCACTACTGGTCAAGTACTCAGCAAAACTTCTAATACCGATATGGATTTTACGTGGGTAACAGATCCGGGTGGAGATATTACAAACGTATCAGTAACTAGCCCGATCACCGGAGGCGGTAGCTCAGGCAGCGTGACTATCGGTTTTGATGCTAAAGCCGCTAATACTTTAACTTTTAACGCACAGACCGGTACTACATATACTTTAGTAGCCGCCGATGCTTCTAATAAATTAGTAACTACTTCCAACGCCTCAACCGTTACCGTAACGATCCCTCCTAGTGTTTTTGCAGCCGGTGAACAGATCAACGTACAGAGTATCGGCGTAGGGCTTACGACTATTGCTCAAGGCGCAGGCGTGACAATTACTTCTACCGGCGCAGCTCCTACTGCTCCAATTTTGAGAACTCGTTACTCAGCTTGCACAATTATCTGCACTGCAAGTAATACTTTTACCGTGATCGGCGATTTATCGTAATGGCTAATATTTTAGGAATAGTGGCCTCAGCTCGACGGCTACCAACTATCTCAGTAGATTTTTTAGTAGTGGCAGGCGGCGGTGCCGGAGGACAACAGACAGGCGGTTATAACTCGGGCGGCGGCGGCGGTGCCGGAGGTTTACGTTGCAGCGTTACAGCTACAGGCGGCGGCGGTACACTGCCCTCAGCTTTACAAGTACCTCTAGGATCTTCTTTATCGTTAATAGTAGGCGCAGGTGGAGGTACCTCTACTAGCGGTAGTAATTCTACTTTTTCGAGCATTACATCAACCGGCGGCGGTTTTGGTGGCTATGGTGTAAATGGTGGTTCGATTTTTAACGGTGCAACGGGAGGCTCCGGCGGTGGTGGTAATTCTGGTTCATCGGGCAGATCACCCGGCAGTGGTACAACCAATCAAGGATACGCAGGAGGCACTGGAGCGGTGCTTGGAGATCCTGGCGCAGGCGGTGGCGGCGGTGCTAATGCAGTAGGCGCGGATGGCTCAGGATCGGCTGGCGGTAATGGCGGCAATGGTGTCGCCACTTCTATCTCGGGTTCATCCGTAACTTATGCAGGCGGTGGTGGTGGTGCTCGTTATCCAAATACATCGGGAACCGGCGGTACAGGCGGCGGCGGTAATGCGGCTTCTAGTGGAGCTGGAGCAGCTGGAACAACTAATCGCGGCGGCGGCGGTGGTGGTGCGGCTGATCTATCAAGTAATGGTGGAAACGGCGGATCAGGAATAATTATTCTAAAATATCCGGATACACGTACTGCAACTTTTTCGGGCGGTGTAACACAAACTACCTCCACGGGTGGAGGATTTAAGACCTCAACAATTACGGCGGCTGGGCTCGCAGATACGGTAACTTTTTCATAATGGCACATTACGCATATTTAGACGAAACCAATACGGTAGTAGCCGTTACAGTCGGTAAAGACGAGACAGAGCTAATAGACGGTTTAGATACTGAGACTTATTACGCACAAGGCACTCCGTATACAGTCAAGCGCACAAGTTATAACGGAAATATTCGTTTTAATTTTGCCGGTATTGGTTATACATACGATCCAATCGACGATGCTTTTATAGCTCCTATGCCTTTATGCGGTCACGATGAGCTATTACTCAATGATCTAAAAAGGTGGGAGTGCGCTAATGTCGAGCACGATCCTAAAAAGCTATAACGGCTATCCGGCCTCTAAAGATCCGGCCGAGATTAAAATTAAGGCTTACTCGGTAAAGGGTACAGACCGTAAGCTCAGGTGCGCTGAGAGTGTGGGCCCACTCTTGGCGGCCTTTGCGGCTGAGTTTCACGAGCTTATAGAGCCTATCGACGAGGGCACCTTTGATGACTGGGCCTACGCCTTTCGTATGGTCCGAGGCACTACCGATAAATTATCCTGCCACTCATCCGGTACGGCGATCGACCTTAACGCGACTAAACATCCGCTGGGTAAGGTAGGTACGTTCCCAGCTGAAAAGGTACCTATGATCCGGGCCCTATCTAAAAAGTACGGCCTAAAATGGGGCGGCGATTTTAAGAGCCGAGCCGATGAGATGCACTGGGAAGTAGAAGTATCACCCGTCAAGGCTAAAGCCTTAATCGAGAGTTTAGGTTTATAGTTAGACAAATCCTTAAGGGCACTAAGGAGTAATACAATGAAAGACCAATTAATCGCTGCCGGTAAGTCCTACCTACGCTCAGCTGCAGCCTGCGTAGGAGCTCTATATTTATCCGGTATTACTGATCCAAAAGTATTAGCTAATGCGTTTATCGCAGGGCTAATCGGGCCATTACTTAAGGCTATCCAACCGTCGGAGAAGCAGTTAGGCGTAGGCGCTAAGTAATGGAAAAGGCTCAGCTCGTAGTTGGTATAGCTTTGGGGAGCTTTACTATTTTGGGGCTAGGAGCTGGGCTTATCCGACACTTTGTAAAATATTATTTATCAGAGCTCAAGCCAGACGGTAACGGGGGCCATAACCTACGAGGTCGGATCGACCATATCGAGGTACGGCAAGAGCGTATGGATGCCAAAATAGATAAAATCTACGAGATATTGCTAGAGACACGCCTCGCTAAATAGTTGCCTTATGTCAGCCGATGGGCTCATACTGATACTACACACGCCGAGAGGGCTACTCGGGTAGTAGCCTAATCGGCCTTAACAAAGGGCGATATATGAACAGTGCAGACTTTCTAATAATCTTTACAGTGACGGGCATTATGGCAGCGTTTATTAAAGCTGCTTATACACTCGGATACCGACAAGGCCACGGCGAGGGCTACTTAAGAGGCCGCTCAATAGCCCAGGCACTCAAAGAAAAGAACCTAATCTAATGGGGTTTTTAGATAACTATGAGGATGTTAATAGCAGGATCAAACGCTTTAGGCTTGAGTTCCCGTCCGGGCGCTTAGTCGCCTTTATCGAGGATATCAATCTTGAAAAAGGTACGATTCTTGTCAGAGCTGAGGCTTATCGTGAGTACGAGGATGCAGTACCGAGCGCGGTCGATTACGCGTATGGCAACGTAGCGACACTCCCTCAAAATATGCGTAAATGGTTTATCGAGGACTGCATTACAAGCGCCTACGGTAGAGTTATTGGCTTGCTTACGCCTAGCGATTTCGGCAGGCCCACAGTACAAGATATGCAAAAGGTAGAGACTGCTCATACTGAGGCTGATCCGTGGGCTACTCACGCAGCTAATGAGGGCATACCTACTATGGCTACGGCTATAGCTGAGATCCAACAAGGGTTAGGCGGTGAATTAACGGGCGAGCCTCCTCGATGCGTACACGGTACGAGAGTATGGGCTCAAGGTACAAGCGCTAAGACCGGTAAAGACTGGGCTGCGTGGCGATGCACTCAGAATAACAAAAACACACAATGCGACCCGATATGGCAAGTACTGGGCAGTGACGGAAAATGGAAAAACCAAGAATGACCGAGCAGGGGCTCTTTGACTATATCAAGGAGACGTACCTCGAGGACCTACAAAAGTCCGAGCACACTTACGAGTACATAGATGCTACAAGCTATGGCTATAGGCTCTCGATTGAGCTGAAATGCCGTCATACTCATTATGACGAGCTCATACTCGAGAAGGATAAATACGAGTCATTAATGCAACAGGCTAACGCTCTAGGCTTTACGCCTTTTTACATTAACTCAACGCCTCAGGGCATATATGCGTTTAACTTACGCAAAATTACGGTTACTTGGAAAACTAAGCGCTTACCGTCGAGCACCGTAGATAACGGGCCAGCGGTCGATAAAGAGGTAGCGCTCCTACACATAGATAAGGCGGTAAAACTTTAATGGGAGAAATGACGTTTATTAAGCAGGGTATCGCTACGACGATCCACGATAACGGCGATATAACGAGTAAGGTAGCGATCGAGTGCGACGGCTGCCATAAGCAGTGCAGCCCGGATAATGGCCTCACGGTCACTAATACCGGTAACGAGGTCGTATTATGGTTATGCGAGGTATGCAAGCTATGACTATTTATAAATACGAGTGTAGACCGTGTAAAAAGGTCACGGATCAGATCGAGCGCATAATTACCGATAACTTACCGCCATACGTTAAAACTCTGCAGTGCACTAAGTGTGGGGTAATTGGCGTATGTATGGTCGAGGAGCCCAGCGATGCCGACGTATGAGTATAAATGTGATGTATGTGGAGGAGCTTTAGAGCTTTATCGAGAGTTTTCAGATTTTACGGAAATTATCTGCTGCCAAAAGCCTATGCAGCGTTTATGGTCCTCACCGGCGGTTCACTTTAAGGGTACGGGATGGGGTCACCAATGAAGTTAGCGATAGCTGATCCGCCCTATTTAGGGAGAGCTGCTCGATGGTATGGTAAAGAGGGCTGCGGTGAGGGTTACGGAGCTGGTAAAGCCGACGAGCACCCAGAGGCGTATTTATGGGATTTGCCACAGACTCATATAGATATGGTCGCCGAGCTGGAAAAGAATTACGACGGCTACGCTATAGCTTTAACCGTACATAGCTTGAGTACCTATTTAAGCGTGATCGAGACCGATTCTCGTAACGGTATTCGAGTAATGGCGTGGGTAAAACCTATAGCCGTACCGAGCGGTAATCGGATCGCTACGACGTGGGAGCCGGTTATTGTGAAGGT